ATTCCCTTGCTTTGTTATTGTTGCGGGTTGGCTTACGTCTGCGACCTCGCCTGTAAAATCATCGTTTGTTTGCTTATCTACTCGCAGAACCTTTACAACGTCTTTGGTTTTGGTTTCAATATCTTTAGCAACCTCTATTTTTGTTTCCGTTTCTAGTTTGTCCACGGATTTTTTCTTAGATCCGCATGAAATTAAAAGTGCTGCAAATATGTATAGTGTAATTTTTTTTACCATCTTGATTTTTTTATTCGTACATCATAGTGTACAAAAGTAGGGTATAATCCTACACCGCCCTGTAACATTTCTTGGTTCATTATTAAAATTTCAATCGCTTCGTGTACCTTTTTGCTGCTTAACCCCTCCACGCTTATGTCAGCTGCCATTCCTAGCACGTGCTGGCTGTTTTTAACGCCACCGATTGAACGGTTATGCTTTGGGCTACGATAACCGCTGTTTATTGTTATGGGCTTCTTTAAATAGTCGCGTAATTCTTGCAGTTGCTCGGCTAGTATTTTGATATTGTGCAAAACTTTAGACGGCATAAGCGCACCGTCTTTGCTGTCAAATTCTGATTTGCTAAAGTTTCTCGTTAGTTTCATAATTTTTTACACCTTGCTATCTCTTTGTTTTGCTTTGCGATTATTGCTTTTGATTCCTTAATAACCGTTTCTAACTGACTAATTATACCTTTTAATTCGGTATTAATAGCGAGTAAGTTTGTCACGTTTTCTTGCATATCTTCAAGTAGTTGTTTTTCAACTTCGCGGACGGTTTTTAAGTTTTGTAATTCCACACCAACGGCATTGGCTTCAGCTTCTTTGTTTGTGGATGCTTGTATTTTACGCCCTGTAAACCATGCAGCAACTGCGCTCAATGCTAGGAAAATATTATCCCAGTGGTTCTTAATCAAATCAATCATTTTATTTCTTCGTTTATATTATACCAGCTTTCTGGAATCTCGTTAATTAATATCATTTCGCTTATGTATTTATCATGTTTAAAAATTGCAAATCCTTGACCGTTTTCGTTTTTAATAACGATTGCCCAAACACTAGTAGAGTTTTGATAATTTTCTCCTATCGTTACTTTTGAATTATAATCTTCGCATTGTTTTTTTGTTCCTTTATAGTACATATTTTAATAAATTGAATAAAAACCGTTAACATTATTTTCTTTTTCGACTGTATCACTTGTATTTCCAAAAATTAACATTTCTTGAAAGCTATACATTCCCAAATTAGCGACGTTTGTGAATCTATATCCTAAAGACATAGAATTGTCGGCAAACGAAAAGTTTAAATTTAAACTTATTAGATTTTGATTTAGCGTAGAATTATAAACTTTTTGCCTTGTATCTCTGTCTGCTAGTAGCCAAGTGTTACCGTTTATTTTTTCGCTTGACGTTGATACGTTAGAATTTACACCGCTTGATGATTGCTCAGAAACTAATAGGAAGTCAGAACCAGAGGAGTTACTGCCTATAATTATAGAACGAGTTTTTGATGAGTTTTCTCCTACATAAAAGAATCCTTTTTCACTAGCTCCATTATTAGGGGCAAAACTTGATATATAACCTCCATTATTATCTGTACTTCTTAATATTACAGGCTTTCCGTTGTCCGTCTGTAACGTGCCGCCTATTACTATTTTACCTTGCCTTGCTGCGTTTGTTTGCGTGAGGTCATTACTACCTACTTGATCATAAATAATAGTAACAAATCCATCACCTGCGCCTGTCCAAGTTGTTAACGTTCCGTCAGTAATTTCTAATGCTGTGAAATCTAATTCAGAGTTATCACTTGAACGTCTCGCTTTGATTACATTAGTAGTTGAAGAACTTAAAGAGCGTAAAGAATAAGCCACTAATGCGCCCGAAAACCTATCTATTAAAAAAGGATTTAATCTTAATCTACTTGCTGCTATAATTGAAAAGTTCATATTATGCGAGTTTTAAAGTTCCGATTAACGTTGCTACATCGCTGCCTTTTGTGCGTATTCCAAAAGGTGCAAATTGTCCCGCTGTTTTATTGTCAAAGTCTGCAAACTTATTAAGCGTTCCCGTCGCTGCTGATACGAAGCTAACTTCGCCCGTTCCTGTTTGCTCGCCTTGAAACTCTAGATTTTCCGCTAATGATAAAGGCAACGTTACTACACAAGCGTTGGTAAATTCTAAATACTCGTTTGTATCTGTTACTAGGATAGTATAAGTAGATGCGCTTACTACTTTGTTTGCTCTAGTTTTTACAACATCACTTAATCCACTCCCTGAACCTATAAAGTTAGCAGCTGTAACCGTACCGCTAAACTTACCGTTACCTACAACGTCTAGTTTCTCTGTTGGGTTGGTTTGGTTTATACCAACGTTGCCGTTAATAGGTTCTATTGATAATCTAATTGCTCCCCCATTTATAAGTTCAATGAAATTTGGTTTTATCGGGTGATTTAATCCGTAAAATGTAGCAAAAGAGGTTATTCCAGAATTACCAACGTTTAATCTTCCTGTTAAATCACCGCCCAATAAACGACTATCTGAATTTAATATAGATACGTTTGTACCGTTATCAAATAATTGACTATTCCCCACCGCTCCACTTGCTGTGAATTTAGGCAGTTGGTTTGTCGTGCCTGTGCCTGCCAAAAGCGTTCCGTTGCTTGCTGAAACCGTGCCGCTGAACTTACCATTATCTGAACCATCTATGGAAAAAGGATTTGTGCTGTTTGTATTATTTCTAATACTTATTCCTGTATTAGCAACACCTAGAATTCCACTAACTATAGAGTATGATTTAGCATTTGATTGTGTTCCATCAAATATAATTCTAGTAAAACCTCCACTAAACTTTCCATACCCTACAACGTCTAGCTTTTCTGTTGGGTTGGTTTGGTTTATACCTAGGTTACCGTTTTGTATTCTCATTTTTTCTGAAAATCCAGCTCCTAACTTATTAGTTGATGTGCTAAATCTAAATGGCGCTGTATCTAAAAAATTAATCCCCGTGCTGTTTGCTGCTGAATCTGCTACCAAACTATTAAATATAGAACCGCTTAATGTAGAGATGGTACTAAAACCACTCACCACTGTTTTTTCTAAAGAACCTGTAAAGGCTGCACCGTTTAAAGCTGCATAAAAAGCAGGCAATTGCCCGCCTAACTTTGCGCTGTCTGCTGCTGTGGCTGTTGCTGGTAAAGCGTTGTCTGCTTTAATACCCTGCGCTGCTGTCGCTACTTCCGAAGTAAATGGAATAGGTTTAAATTCGTCGCCGTCGTGTATGTTTAACCTTACGTCATCATCTAGCATTACACAGCCTTTAACCGCGTTTGTAATAGTGCTTAATGCAGCCGTAAAGAACTTTTGCATACCGTTTTTAAACAGCGTGTACGCGTCTGAACGGTTGCTTGTGTCTATTCCATTACCGTAGTTTACTAAGCGGTCTATAAGATTAAATACTGTTGCTGATTGTGGCGTGTAGTCTGTTCCGTTCGTGCCGCCTGAGTGTTCGGCAAATGAACGCGCAAATGTGCTACTTCCTTCTGCGTGTGATGTGCTACCGCTTGCTATTGCACTAGACCCTTCTGCGTGCGATGCTTGACCACTTGCTGTTGTTTCATTTCCCTCTGAGTGTGATGCTTGACCACTTGCTGTTGTACCAATGCCCTCCGCGTGTGCTGATTCCTCACTTGCGGTTGTAGTGTCACCCTCTGCATGTGATGCATAACCACTTGCTGTTGTGCTTAATCCTGATGCGTGCGAATAATCTCCTATCGCACCTTTTGTTGTGCTTACGCTTTCTGAAATACTTAAATCTACTGCATCATTCCCTATATCGCCATAGTTTGCAGGGTCAGCGTCTTTTAACCGGTAGCCTGTTTGACCGTTTTCTGTTACTTTTACAAGTTGACCCGTGCTAATAGATGCCGCGTTTATTTGGGTAGGCTCTCCTGTACCGTCTTGAATCAAAACTTTTGCGTTCGCAGGCAAAACGGTGTCCGTTACTTTTTCGTTAAAATAATCCCTAAATAGTTTATCTGCCATTATGCGTATATTAAACGGTTATTGTCACCGTCTGTTAAAATCTCAAATAGTTCACTTAATAAATAATCGTTATCCGTTGCTAAAACAAAGCCCGCATCTTCTAAATTTGTAAATAAAGGCGACTTAAAACGTTCCCTTGCTTCTAGTTCTAACTGATAACCGTTAAAATCTGCGTTTCCATTTCCTATACTTACCGTAAGGTTAAGTAAATCCACGCCATTAAACGCACCCATAAGGCGAAACAGACCGTTATAATCCTCAACTATTACACCTAGCCTTATATCTTGGAATCTATCTAAATCAAAGCTACTTTCTAACTCTATCTTTTTAAGTATTAAATTTACTTTTTGCTCATATCCGTTGTTATCAATTAAACTTTCGCTTAAATCATTACCATTTGCGAGTGTTTCAAACTTATAAACTAGCGTAATCGGGTAAGACTCTAAATTAACACCCCTAACGCCTTGTATTTGTGTTAGGTTATATTGCTGCCAACTCCACAAGTAAACGTTTCTAACGCCTCCTAGCGTGTCTTTGCACGGTTCTGTGCGCCCTCTATCTATCTGACCCATCTAAATACCATAATTTTATGCGTGGTGAGTCTTTTAAATAAAAACCGCCTACTATATTGCTGCTAATTACAGGGTCGATGTCGTAATTATTCGGCTGCGCTTGTTGATACTCTGGTATCTCATGCCCTTTATCTTCTAAATATCGCTCTAATCTATCTATATAAACTTGCGCTTTTTCTCTTATTGCATTGGTGCGTCTGCTTATTATTGTGTCTTGCGTGTTTTGCGCGTCTGGCGGTGTTACGTCAAACACTCCGTTGTTATTTACAGACATACTAGCAAATAAAAGGTATTCAGCAAAGACGCTATTCCACAAAATAGGCTTGCAATAGTCAAACACTATTTTTCTGTAATGCCCTGTAAGGCTTTCTATGCCGTTATCTGTTATATCCTGAAGTATCTTATCTATTAACGCAGTACCTAGTGTAGGCTCTAGTACAAACACCTGTTGTTCTGGTATCATGTATGCGTATTTATCCACGTCAACATTACCGCCCATTGGCGTGTTACGTGTTATTTCTATGGGTTGTATAATTAAAGCCATTATCTTAGTTTCCAAAAGTTATTACTAGGACTTGCAATTTGTGCTACCTCTTTATCGTTTACTGGTAGTCTAAAATCTGCCCTGTCGCTTGGGTCTAGTGCTAAAATTCTACGCCTTGCCTCGTTTACTGAAATGCGCTCATTGTTGCGTCTTAAATATACGCGACGTTCCCAGAAATGCTTGCAGTTAACGCCACCTTTGTATAAAAATATGTCATAAGTATTAGAACCGCCTTCACCCATTTTTTTTTGCACAATAGTTTTACTAGCCGCATCAATATCTTCTTTGCGATAAACTAATTTTGCACCCATAACGTCTCGGCAAAACTTACGTTCTGGAGCTGAATTACCTTTATACACATAACGCACTTTAAAAAGTCCGTTATCTTGCGATTTACTTGCGTTGTTAGGACTGTTATTTATCGGGCTTGCGAGGTTTATGTCTACGGGTATGCCGCGTATAGCCTCTTCGCTTATAAGTTCCCACTCGTCGCCCATTACCTCGCCTAACCCTATTAAAAACGCTGAACCGTCTGGCTCTTGCTCGCTTAGTGTTGTTGTTTCTACTGGCGCGTCCATCATTTCCTCTTGCTCCTCTTTTTTATTTAAGGCTTCAAAGTAAAGGTCTAGATTAATACCTTGCTCTTGCAAAAATGGTGTAATGCTATCTATTATTAAGTCCTGCTCTGGATTAATGCGCATATCCATTGTCAAACTCAAAGCGGTTTGTAATTCTTCTGCGTTATTTCCTAGCCCGCTGTTATCTTTGATACCAAACAAAACAGGAGATACTACACCGTGAGCGCGCATTATTTTTTCCTCGCCTTGCTTGTTTACGCTTTCCCATTGCTTATGCGAGTCGCTAACTTGCAAAGGCACTATTTCTACCGCAGCTTCTTTGCCGTCGTTAAATGATATGATAATCTTGCCAGCGTTTGTGCTGCCAGTCATTTGCATCTTTATACGTCTTTCAATCTCTTCGCGTTGCTCTTCGCTTGCTGGTACACCGTTGTTCATGTTTACAATGTAGCCGTAAGAAAAACCGTTTTTAATGTGGTTTATATAATAGTTAGAAATCTCTTCTTCCATTTCTGCATACTGTAAACCGCTTTGATACTTTGGTAAAGAGTAATAAGACGCGCTGTCTTGCGCATCGTTAATATATAAAATTTCAGTTTCTGAACCGTTTGTACTTCCGTATTTAGGTATAAATTTAGGCTCATACTTCTTTACGTTTTTCCATTCTTCAGAATACCAAAAACCATCGACTTCTCCGTCCTCGTTAACCTTGTTAAATGCTAATTTTGTAACGTCAATATACTTGGCTTGCTTTGTTCCGTTTTTGTTTGTGATGATTTGAAACGCAGCGTTAAACTGCAAAGCATAATCTTTTATAACCTTACGCATATCGCGCTTAGGTATAGCCGCTAGCATCTTAGCATAATCCATAGGCTTGCGCGCTGCATCTCTAGCGTATAAACCACGCCCAAAATAAAGGTTTCTATAACCGTTTATAATTGTGCTATTCGTTGG